GCGGCCATGATTTAGCTCCTTATGCAATAGCAGTCACAGCACCGAAGAACTGAGACTGAGCGTTAACAACACGAACAATGGTGTAGCTGTCGCCCCACGCATTGTCCACATACGGTGCCAAATCAACGACACGCATTTGACCTTGGACTCCGTTACCAGCGGCGGTCGAAGCACCCAAAGTTGCTTGAGACAAACCAGTAGTAGAAGAACCAGCGGTCGTATTGGTGAAGTTGTACTCGTTACCAATAGTAGTTTGAGCCATTGAACCGTCGGCTTGGATTTCATAAACGATGTTTTGGTCGTTGTAGAAATAAGCTACGCAGGTACCTGCTGTGTAAGCAGTGTTGGCTGGCCAGTAGTTGGAAACACGAGCACGACCAGTGGTATCAGTCCACTGAACACCAGCGAATGCACCAGACCACGCAACAGCGGATCCAGAAGCAGGGGCAGTAGTCAGGGGAACGATCACACCAGCAGATGCTGAGTAAGCAACTGGTTGACCTTTCAGGATTTGGGTTGCATAACCCGATGTAATACCGCCAGCTAACGCCTGAGCACGATCCAAACCAGAGGGATGGAACGCAGGACGCAAGCCAAACGGAGCATTAGTTGCTGACATAGTCAAAACTCCTTTAAGTTAACCCGTAAAAACAGGCATTTTGGTTGGTTGCTGATCAATAGAGCCCATACCTTCGCCTTCAACGCTCACGAGCGGACGACCGTTGCTGTCTCGTCCTTGGAGGCTTTCCTGTTGGACACGAATCTTTTCTGCTTCCTCACGAGGTTTGTCGTGATGCATATGAGTCATGACCTCTTGGAAAATATCCATAGGTAACTTGAACAACAACATCTCGTTGCACGAGATATACCCAACATGTTCTCCTGACTTCACTCGATAATCTTCAAAGCCCGGCAATTCTTCCGACTTAACGGGTACATAGCCCAAGCGAATCCGTTTATCTATGCTGTCATAGCTGTTGGTTGTTGAAAGCCAGCAAAGGTGCCACCCATCCATGTTGGGCAGTTTAGGCAATGCTGATTGCGTCCATTCCTCGCTCCACATTTTTTTTCGTTCCTGCGTAGAAATGAACTTCTCTTCTGGTGCTGAATGGCTTGCTTCCCCGTTCGAGCGGTCTTGGCGACCATTAGCATTTAAAGATTTTTTTAGACGAGATTCCATAGTATTTTCCCCTTAGATTTAGTTGCGGTTGGCACGGTCATAAGCAATGAATTGCTTGATCATTTTTGCTTTGCGTTCAGGATTGTCCCAAGCACCAGCTTCTTTCATAGCTCTCACCCTGTCAGGTGACAGCACGAACTGGGAGCGGTTAGAACCCCCATAAGCGGCGCTTGCTTCTCGTCCAGAACTTCCCACAACATTCCTCGGTCTTCTGACACTACGGGTATCGTCGTCATTGGAATCATTGTAACGGTGTGGCAACTCTTTTTGCAAGCGGGCATCCAACTCATCCCAATAATCTGGATCAGACGGATCCCAACCTTGAGTTCCCATCAACTCGTCTACCTTTTTGGCAACCCGACTATCTGGATCATTAGCCTGTGGGTTGTACCAAGAATTGCGTTGCATCCACTTTTGAGCCAAACGCTGAACCAATGGGTCAGCAGTCTGTTGCTGTTGTTGTGGACGCTTGAGTTCTTTGTCTGCTTGCTGGCGCATCTGTTGCAACTGGCGTACTTCGTTCCTTGCGTCGTCCCACATCGTCTGTGCTTCGACCAAAGCTTGTCCGTCACCTGAAGAACCTGCCTCTGCAAGCTTCATTTTTGCGTATTCCATGCGGACTTGGGCATCTTCAATGTTCTTGTCAATGCGAATCAAACCCTCTGTCTTAGAGTTACGCTCCAGTTGGCTCAATCTACGCTTGAATTCTTCGTTTTCACGCTGTAGAGCCTTCAAACGAGCGTCTTTTTCCTGATTTGTCTTGCGAATCAGGTCTTTTTTAGCTTGACGACGGTTGCGTTTTGCTTCTCTAACCTCTTCATCGTCACTTGGATGGTCATCATCAGATGGATCTGTGACTTCACCACCTTCTTTTGCTAGTTCAAATCCGTTTTGCTCGTCAGTACCGTCTGATTCAAGCAATTTTGGGTCAACTTCAACCACCGCAGAGCCATCATCGGCTTCAATTGCGTCTAGTTGCATTTCTTTTTGTTCGTTATCAGCCATTTTTTCCCCCTTAGACATAGGCTTTGAATGACAGCGGATCGTCTGTGATCGCTGAAATCAATTCGTGGTCGTTAATCGTCATGAATAACACTGGTTCTTTGTATTCTTGGTCGGATTCTGTTGGGACAAAACGCTCCCAACGATCACCACCCCAACGAGGAACTCGAACATAGTCACCGATCTCTGCCCATGCGCCTTCTGCCCAAGGTTGCATGGTGTCTCGGTTCTTGAATGCGAGAGGGCCAACCGCCACGACCTTACCGATCATGTTGTTCCACTTCTCGTTTTCCTTGGTTTCATCAACGATGATGATGCGTCCTGCGGTCTTTTTAATTCGACGCAATTGCACTATCACTCGACCACCGAACGGGCGCTGTCCGGGGTTTACTTCAGGGAACGCCCAAGCCAATTCTGCTTGGTCAGGCGTACCTTCACTTCCCTCAATCGTAAGGATCTTTTCTATTTCAATCATTGTCTGCCTTTCACACCATATCTCAGGTGCATTTACGCACTTTTCAGCGCAAGGTTAGTCTTGGTTTTTTTCCTCGTCCAACATGTTGTCAACCATGTCCATGACCGCTTGTAAGCCATGGTGCATGCCGACCATCCGTTGGTAGGACTCCCAGTTAATGGGTGTCCCTTCAGCCAAGGAGAGCTGAATTTCTGCCTGACGAATCTTGATCCTGTGGATCAATGCTTCAATCATTTGTTCTTCTTAGCGTGCGACAAGCCACCTTGGGATTTACTAATCGGATTAGTACTGCCACCCTTAGGTGTCATACTGGTTCCGTCTAGTTTCTCCCCTTGGGCGAGGCGCTTGTGCTGTGGAACATTGATACTTTTTTGTTCTGCATCAGATGCCATTTGGAGCTCCTTGTTGAGGGTTCATAGATGTAGCGGGTGCTACGGGTAACTCAGGCATTTGAGGTGTCTGAGCTTGAGCAGAAGCGATGTTTTGAATCGTTTCATGCGTCAACTTTGCATTCTCAATAGCAATCTTCGTCTGATTGTCCTGAGCGTGTTTTTGCATATCAGCTTGCAACTTAGCTTGGTCAAACTGCAAACCAGCTTGATCTGCTTGAGCTTTGCGTTGTGTCTCAGCCATGCTGGTGTCCTTGACCACTTGTGCGTCAGGTGGGAGGGCAGGGGGAGCATTCTTGCGTTGTTGAGCCATCTGCACGAGCTTCTCAAACGATGGCATGAACTGACCAAACACTTCGCTGGTGTCGATCATCACATGAGCGCCAATCGTAGTGTAGAGCTTGTCGATTGTTGGCGTGTAGTTTGGATCCTCGTAGTCGTCCACGGGTTTTCCTGTAGCTTGCTGGACATATCCGTTGGAACGGTTCAAGTACCACAAAGTCATGTGTTGCTTGATGTGCTCGATCAGGTTGTTCAGGTAATCTGGATCCGCAAACGGTGACTGTCCAAAGAACGGGTTCATGCCAAATTGCAGGTGATCCTGAATGTGAGCGATGTGATCCTGTTGGACATATGCGTAAGCTGGTTGTCCGATTAGCATCGCGGCGTTCTCGTCTGCGCTGGTGCGTTGCTCTGGAGCAGGCGTATCCGTCATGATCTCGTTGATGTTTGGCACCTTCATCTGCTTGAGCAAACGAGCGATGACGCTGGACATCTTGAACTGCTGGGGATGCTTTTCTGCCAGCGCCAGCACCGCTTGGTTCTGAGCCATACGCTGAGTCTCAGAGAAGATATGTGGATCGCTGACAGGAACCACATCGGTGTTCTTAGCGAAGTCTTCTCTGGTGATATCCAAGTCGGTGACGATGTCTGCCTTTTGCATGTCATCGAAGTACCAACGGTTCAAACGGCATAGGATCTTCAGCACACGAGCTTGAGATTGATGCAAGCGTGCATGGATAGAAGAGTAGACCTGTGAACCTTGCTCAATGAGGGCTTGTGTGGTGCCTACAGGAGCGTTTGCGCTGATGTCAGCTATCTTCTCCTCAGCAGTGGTCAGAACGGAGCTTGTAGCCTTTTCTAGGAAGCCTAGGAGCTCGAACAGAACCTGTGAGGGTGGATTGAATGGCATAGGCATCGCAATTTGGCGAATGTCTTGCACGCCCGGTGCGCCCTCAATCTCCACAATTTGGGTTACATCGACTTGTTGGCTTTGTCCACTGATTTTCGCTCCTTTGAGCTTGAGCATCGTAGCGGCGTTGTTGATGTGAGCCGAATCAAGCAAAGCACGAAGAGACCCAGTAAGAGCGGCGGAGAGACCACCAATAAGATGAGGCAGACCGATTGCATAAGCGCCCCTCCATGGGATGAACTTGAACTCTACGATCCAGTCCAGCTTGGTCATCGTTTCGTCTTGCTCTTCCCAGTTACGGTAGAGACCGACTACTTCGTTGTCTAGCTCGTCAATCATCAAGATGTAAGGCGCACTCTTGCCCTTAGTCTTCTTGTCGTCTTCCAGCTCCAGCCATGTGTAGATGTGGAACACCTTACGCAGACCGTCTTTGTTCTCCTCGAACTTCTTACCTTCAACTTTGTTGTTGGCTTGCTGTACCTTGTTCTCTTCAATTGACTCAGAGGCTTTGATGTAGCTAATGTCACGGTACATGCCAGAGTTGATGCGACGCTCGAACTCGTGGGTGGTAATCTCGTGGACTTCAGCCGCTCTCTGTGCGGTGTAGAAGTTGGTCGCCGCAAACGGCAGAATTACTCGATCAATTGGCAAGAACTCCACGCATGGGCGCTTCTTCTCTTCGTCAAACCAGAGTTTGAAGTACTGTGATCCACCCAATGGGAGTTGTGTCAGGAGTTGTTCTTGCTCGTCACGGAACTCTTCAATCTGCTCGGTGATCTGCCAGTTGAGAAAGTCCACCTTGCGATCGGAGATAGCGGACTTCATGTCGTCTTGCTTGCCGATGATCTTGGACTTGACGGGGCCATCTGGGGGGAACATTTCTTTGATGGCACGAGCGGCGAAGTCCACACAGCCCTCAGCCATCGCAGGGTGCACCACCTTGGATGCGCCCATGAATGTCGCACCACCGGGGGCATCATTACCCATACCAGTGCGCTTGATTCCCTCTTCGTATTGCTTGTCTCTCAGCTCACGAGCTTGCTTGTCGGATTCCAACAAGTCAAGGTAACGGAAGGTGAGATCACCCAGCGTGCTGGGGTCAATTGAGTCTGCTAAGTTGTCGTAGAACTCAGGGTTGAATTCGGGGCCATCATCGATGTCAACTATTGCTGAACCGTCAGGAAGCTCATCCGTTTCAATCTCAGGCATATCGACGACTGCGGAGCCGTCTTCTTGTTCGTCAATGTTGATATCGTCTGCCATTATTTAGCCTTATGTTTTGCTAGTTCACGACGCATAGCATGCACATCTTTAGCGATGATCACGACTGTCTTACCGCCTTTTCTGTTGGCATGTGCGTGGAAGTCGAATGGTTTATGTGCTTTGCGTAGTTTCTTTGGGACTTCGTACCAACGAGGTTTGACATGATCACCGGGGTCATTGTGGTGCTCGTGCCCATGGAACTGATGGTAAAAGTCTTCTTTGCTGAGTTTCAACTTCGCCATCATTCTTCTCCTTGTTTAACCTTCTTTTGTGGTTTGATGTGAACCACTTCGTTGGTCGGTATTGTTAGACCGCTCTTGTCTTTTGCGAAGATCGGTTTGCCTTTGGCATTCAAAGTCTTCTGCTCTTTCGGATCGTACTTCGCAAAGAATCCGTTAGAGTCTATATGAGCTTCGTCCATTTTACCCGTGGCTTTCTTGTTCTTCAATCCAACAATCACGCCTTTCTCACCAGACGCTACTTTGTCCAAGGGTCGGAAGTCATGGCTGTCACCGTCGATTACATCGTAGTGCTTGCCACTTTCTTCATCAAACACGCTCTTTGGTAGGTGGCGCTTATGGGTAAATGCCATCGCTACATTGTCACCACTCTCCAGACGGTCACGCATCTGGTGCCAGTTGGTGTGCGGGTTAGTCACTTCGTCATCTGATAGACCAGTGCTGGAGTAAGTGTAGTGATGGTTCTTAGCGATTGGCTTGTACTTCATCTTGGTGTAGTCGTAGAAGGTCACATCAGGGTGAGCTTCTATGATAGGGCGATACACCTCAGGGTTGATGTCTGACAACACATTCAATCGCATGCCCAAGTGGTTGCCGTTCTTAGCCGCCAACCCTTTAGCCGCCTCGATCTCGTCGTGGAGCTTCACAGCAAATGAGTGTGGGTCACGCAAGAATGCTTGCGTCTTGAGCAGGCTGTTGAGGCGAGGACCCTTGAACGCATCGAGGTCGGGCCCACCACCCAGCTTGAAGTAGTTGCCTGATGTCTTGCCCAGACACTCCTCTTTGCATGACGCATGGTTGGGGCAGGTGTTGAACTTGCCTTCCTCATATGCTGGCGCTAAAGCCAGACCAGTAGTCTCAATGCCACGCCCGTCGGGGAGGGTGACGGGTTCATATCCTGCTTTACCCTTCTCTGACTTGAGAAGCTTTGCGTTCTTACCTAGCAGGTCTCGTGAGCGTCCCTTCATCTTGCCAGTCTTGGCACGACCGATGTGTTCTGCTACGCCTTCTTCAGCGAGGTGCGTATTGGTCATGCGATCTTCAGGTGACAAGCTCAAATGGTGATCTATCGCTTCTCTGAATGCTCGTGACAGATTGGCAGTGCTTGGATGTGAGTCGTCATACTGCCAGTCTTCCTTCTTCATGATCTTGATGGGTTGCTCTTTGGGTTGACCACCACCAGCAAGTCCTTGTGGCTGGGCAGGGGGTTTCATCGCACCCAGTGCTTGACCTTGGGGAGTCATCGATAGCATGTTGCCCATGGGTGGTGTCTGACCCTGTGGAGCGTTAGGAGGTGTGCCACCTTGTTGAGGTGCGCCAGCGCCAATTTGACCTTGCTGTTGCTGGTCTTGTTGCTGTTGCTGAACCAGTGCGTTCGGAAGCAATTGCGATCCAGCTTGCATGGGGTTCTGGTCGATACCACCGACAGGTAAGCCATTGCTATCAGCTACACCACCAACAGAGGACATGCCAGTCTTTTGAGGATCAGGGTTCATGTAAATCTTGGGATCCATGTCCAGAGCTTCATTCACGCCAATGCTGTCCATCAGAGCAGGGTTAGCGTGTTGGTTGATCTGTAGACGCATTTGCGCCAGTGATGGAGAGTGTGCTGGTTCGTCCATGCTTCCTCCGATAGCTTTGTGTGCGATATATGGTGGGATTGCGTTGCGTGTCTTCCCAGTCTTTTCCATCGTGTGGTATCCAGTATGACCTGCTTTACGCATTGCTTGCTGGGTGCGTGGATCTTCCATGAGTCGATAGTTACCTGTCGAAAGCATTTCACCCAAGTGCTTGGGAGCGTCTGGAACCTTGTTGAAGCTTTTGTGCTTTGCGAGATGTTCAGCGATCTTTCTGACATGCTCGGAATTGTCGTAGTCGAATAAGCTCACGATGATTTCCTAGTTTGTTTGCTGGCGCTGTGCCAACCATTGTTGGAAGGACGGCATCTGATGTGTGTACATCCCTGCCGTGTCTTTGTTGTATTGATCCATGAGTTGTGCTCGTGCTTGAGCTTGTGCTCTCAGTGCGTCCAGTGCTAATCGTGTAGCAGGTGGAATGCCACCACCTGTTTGTTTGTGGATAACTTTGCGTGCAACGATGCCATGCCCGACATCACGCTCTTTCTCATATCTCACAGGGTTGTGCATTGGGTACAAGTGCTTGGTCTCTGTCTGGATGTCAAACGCTGAACCCTCTGGGACTAGGTGATGCCTCTCCATTGATCGGAACTGCCTACGGTTGACAACCATAGGATCACCGACTGTGACCTCACCGATTGCTTTGGCAGGGCCCTCGCCCGTCCTGACGATTGCTACACGCTTGCCCACATAGGGACGCAAGGTGTCACCATTACGGCTTTCAAATTTCTTGTGTCCATCCACAATCAGGTCAGCATATCTAAGCCCAGCTTTCTTGTCGGTCTTGACATTGATCCCCATGGGGTGCACATCACCACCTGATGCATAGATGTCAGGCATCTTGATCGCTGGGCGTGGGTTCGACTTGTCTTGCTGAGGCTTGACCATGTTGTTGGTCATCTCCAGCTCTTTCTTCAATGCGTCAATGTACTCGTCACGGTAACGACGAGGGAAGGGTTCACGCAATTCTGAGCGGGGGTGAAGGATCACTAGACTCTTATCCACGCCACGACCTGCCATCGACCTGCTACGGTGACGACCTTCGTGCCCAGAGATAAACGGAGTCAGTGGTAAGCCCACCTCTTCCTTGTCAATCTGTAGAAACGGGATGTCTCTGAACTTGTTAATTTGTTGCAGGTACTTGACATAGTCTTCTGTTGACAGGTCGGTCTTATGTGCCTTGTGCCCTTTGATTCTTTCTTCCAGACTAGGTGTGTGTGCGCCTGTTGTTTGGTTTCCCTTCAACTGCGTTGCATACTTCTCAAAGTCAGCAGGGTTCATGGTCATGAGCGCTTTAGCGTTGTCACCACTGAATGCCTGACGCAATGCGTCGTAGTCGAACATGTGCTCTAGGTTGGGGATCTCGTCCAGTGCACGCTGTAGGCGATCGGCACCATACTTGCCTTCAATCTCTCGTATGTGGTGCATGAGCTCTGCCATGCTTCCACCCTTAGACATCTTGAGTGCGCCATCTGATATGAGATGGTTTACATGCTCTTCAGCGACCCATTCCTCAGGAGCGATGCCACCGACACCACCACCAGAAGCCAGTCCGAATGCTTTTTTATTGAACGGTTGGGCACGAGGTAGATCTGCTACGCCTGCCTTCTTATTGATGCGCTCGACCTCTTTGTCACCCAGTATGCGGTTGACCTTCATCGATCCACCAATGAGCCAGTTACCAGTCATGTTGGAGTTGGTCTTGTATCGGTAGTGACCGCCCTTGGGTATCTGGTCAGTGATGTGTGCGTTGCGTGCGATGAGCTTGCCCTTGGCGTTCATACCACGCTCGTTGGCGACGGACTGCCAATCGACATCGTTGGGCATCTCGATCTCAGCCCACACATGATTATGGGGACGAGTGTCTGGTGGCATGTCCACCATGTTTGCTGGGTCGGACTTCTCACCGATGTGAGTGGCGACGGGTACATCACCTGCGTGCCAGCCCGGTCTATACGCCAATGGGCCAATCTTGCTCTTTACCTTGTCACCCTTCATCTCTCCCGATTTGGCATCGATCCACTTGCCCATCTCGACTGGGGTGTTGGCATCGACGAAGAGAGGGAACAACTTGCCCGGATGCTTCTCATGCACACGGAACAGCTTGTACGCCTTCACGGTGCTCTTGGGCTCTTTGGCGCTTCCACCTTTGGCTTCGTGCCGTACTGGGTGGAGTCTATGTCCTTTCATCACCAGCTCGTGACGCATCTGATCAACAGACACTTCACCACCGCTTGCCTTGGTGATGTCTTTCTTAGTTGTGTCGTATGTACCACGGTTGCCGATGGCTGATTTGATCTTATGGGGTTCAAACATGATCACTTCGTGTGGATCGCCATGGTCATAGGGATCGGCAAAGTGGATGCTGTCATATCCTTCTTTCCTGACTGCGTCGATCCATTCAGGAGTCAACAGTTCTGGGAACTCTTTGCTTCCACCAGCGAATGCTTCTCTCGCCCACTCGATCATGGTCTTGTCATCAAGCACCATTGGATTCTTGGCTTGGACATGCAAGGGCATGACATGCACGCCCTCTTTGTACGGTTCTTTGCCAAAGTAGTTGTGGATGTTGTGCGCGGCGGGTTGTCTCTCAGGATCCATCGACATCCATATCGCTTTACCGCTCATGGTTGGGTCTTTCCCACCGGGTTTGAACTCTTTGAAGTTAGCTGGGGTAGCGTGATACAAACGCTCTTTGATCTTGCTATCCTTCAAGAATGCATCCAAGCCCTTCTGACGAAGTTCCTGTCGCATCTGTTTGGTGGAGGGCTTTTTCTTCATACCCTAATTATGCTATGTGCTTGCAATCTGAGCAACGACCATCACTCTGGCAAATCCCTAGGCTCTCGCAACTCCGCTTGATCTTTTCGCCACTTGATCCAGTCTTTGAGCAACTGGACTGACACTTGCTCCCAGACTTCACTGTTAGGTGACACAAGGATCTCGAACCTGTTTTCACAGATGGTCGTTCGGACTCCGTCGAGGTTGACGACCCGCTTGTAAGAGCCATTCGCTTGTTCGCTATACATGAAGTCATCACTCATTACCTCTCCTTGATACTAATCCGATTAGTAGTTACACAGCATATGGGTTTTCTCTGCCACGCTTATTGTAGATCTCTGCGTCGCTGATATCTTCAATGTCAATCTCTTCTCGTGGTGGTGCATCAATACTAATCCATCCTGCGTCACGAAGATAGCGTAATCCTTGGGAGATGCAATCCACAAACTCGTCGTGCTCGGTTCCCTCAGGGAATGAACAGATCTGAGACACCATGCCTTCTGCCCAGTCACGCACATACCCTTTGCGCTTGCTTGACTCTGGTACCCAGACTCGTCCTGCTTTGATGATGTTGGCGACGATTGACAGGCGTTGGACTTTATCGGCACGACCGGGGTTGTACGCATGCACTGGCAGGTGGGCACGCTGTAAGTCCTGAATGAGTGAGATACCTGCGGACTTGTCCTCTACCAGCACCAGATCCACCAGCTTGCGCTCCTTCCCTTCACCGTAGACGGTCTCATACTCTTCCAGCACCTTGGGGCGCAGGTCAGGGTATTGAAGGTGCTCTTGCCAGCAGTCGAGGATCATGACAGACATGCCACCGTCCAGAGGCTTGAACACGCCCATGGTGATCGAGCCTGTGGGATCGTTGTAGGTCTTGTCAGAGGTCGCACAGTCATAGGACTGGATGATGTACTCCAGCTTGGGGAATGGTTTCTTGTCGGGCCAAAGCCTGAACCAATCCCTCTTGACGATGCCACCCTCCTCAGGGTCGATGATCTCCGCATGGATCTCTTGCCGTCCAAGGTTGGTTCCCTCGTATTGGAGGATCTGTTTCTGGAATGCTGGCGCTAGGTTGGCGATGTTCACATAGGTCGATGCCTTGGTGATGGTGACATCATCCCCTTCACGGGACAGCAGATCCATGATCAATGGCTTTGGCTTCGGGGTGGTGGAGCACAGTATCTTGGTGCCACGCTTACCCTTCAGACGGACAGAGAACTGGATCATGTCCCATGTCTCTTGGAGGTAGTCCCACGCCGCCAACTCATCGAGCCACGCTCCATGGTACTGACCACCACGGTGACGCTCAGGTTCTGACGCTGGGACACCAGTGATGATGGATCCGTTCCAGAGCTTGATCTGGTGCAGGGATTTGTTGTAGTCAACGATTAGTGGTGCAGGGATCACCGCCATCAGTCCTGACTCACCCTCGAAGCAGGTATTGCGTAGGTCGGAGCTGGTGGGAGCGGAGACTAGCCAGCGGGTGTTGGGTTCACTTGCCGCCCAATATCCCAGTGTCTCCGCTGATGTGCGTGTCTTGCCTGATCCTCGTCCTCCGAGCATCAACCAGATATTCCACCAGTCACCGACAGGTTCAAGCTGGAACTTGTGTGCTTTGCTGTTCCACTTAGCACGCCACTGGATAGTCAGTTGTTGGCGTGGGTCAAGCTTCTTGAATCGTTCTCGTGTCTCAGGATCTTTCAGTAGCTCGACTACTGTACTCATTCAGATTCCTGCCGACTCATTGCGTAGTGCTTGAGGAGCTCGTCGAATAGGTCGAACTCACCCTCCATCTTGATGGGAGCGTCAGGATCCCCTGCTACTTCCATGCGTGCCAGCTTGGGAACATGGTACTCAACCACGGACTGGAACATGTCGAATGCTTTCGCTGGATTCGGTGGGACGATGAATTCCCCCTCCTCATTGCGTACACCGTCTGCAACCCTGTCGAGCCATTCAGTGAGCCTGTGAGCGTTTCCATCCACGAAGGTAGCTATGGCTTGCCTAGCCTCTGATGTCGCCTTGTTGGGCGTTCCAGCTACCCTACCGCCTGTCTTCTTACCATCAGCCATGACTCACTCCTCTAAATCCGTCTACTTTAGATTTTGCGTGAGTGTGTACTAACCGTTCTTTCTTTGTGGTCATATTTCAGTCCTTTCGCACAATCGTTTCAGTGCATCTTGGACTGAAGTGTAATTGATTATTACGGTTCTTGGAAGGATCTGATCTCTTTGTCGATATGTACAGTCACTTGGTAGAGCTTGTGTCTCTTGATGGGTTCAAGCTTCCCTTGGTTTTGCTGGTTAAAGTAGATGCTGGCTTTTGTCTTGCTGGTTCCGAAGGAGGACATGACTATTCGTTCTTTACCCATCTTGGTAACGAATGAGTATGCGTATCCTGCTATTTTTCTGCCTTGCATATGGTGTTGGGTGGGTGAGACAGTCTTTTTAGTCTGAAATCTCTTCGAGCCATAGAGCTGAATAGTGTCAGTCTCACCCGTGGAAAGTTAATTGGGTTCGTAGTCGCTTTGTGTCATGCGTTTGGATGCCCACGCTTTGTACGCTTTGAGCTCCTTGATCTCAGTCTCCATCGATGCGATCTTGCCTGCTTGGTGCTTGATGGTGCTGTTAGCACGCTCGATCCAGTCCGCTACTTCTTGTGGCATGTGGTACTTCGGTTCGTCGATATCTTTTGCCACTTTCTTGGCAAGTACTTTCTTGGTGACCATAGTGTTCCTTATTTACAGTTGATGGGGGTGAAGGGTACTAGGTCAGGCATCATGACCAGCAACACAATGGTGGCTACGAATACTAATCCGATTAGTATCTTCTCTGCGAGGGTTTCTTCTCTCATGCTTCCTCCACTGTGATTTTGTATTTCTTGCCATAGCGATCTTCTACAGCGATTGTCTTCTTAGTGGATGCCAGAGATCCGTTTGCGTCCAAGTCCCACTGTGAGCGACCTACGCTTGCCAGCAGGTTCTCTTCGTTGGTGTCTTCCACCTTCAGGATTCCCTGAATCAGGTGGGCGATGTAGTCGCAGTAAGCCAACATGGTGGTGGCTTTGTTTGCGGTATCCATCATCTTCTTGACCATGGTATTGAAGTCGATCACGCTGTCGTTGGCTTGTGCCATTGTTTTGAAGTCTTCCATCTTGTTCTCCTTATGCTTCGTAGACTGACAGGCGACCACAGTTCACCCATTCAGCAAAAAGTCCGTACTTGTGCAACAAGTTGTTCAAGACGGGGTTTTCCTTGTGACCCTTCCAGTAAGGGTACTCTGCATAGTAATTCACCCACTTGTGGCTCTCAGGTTCTTCTGCACTGATGCTGAAGTTCCCATTGTCGTCTGCGTGCTCGTAGACGGGAACCCCCAGCTTCTTGAGGGCGTTGAATGCTTTGATGTATGTGCGTTTCATCTCTAACTCCTAGTTTTAAACCTGCTCATTGCAGTGGTTAGATTCTAACACAGGGTTAGATTCTGGCGTCAATACTTTTTTTGGGCGCTGTACAACTGTTTGTTTGACACCGTTGTACTCGGTGTGCTCTTTCACGCTGGCTTTGATGGTGACAGTATCACCCTTGTTGCCAATATTGGAACGACCTTTGTAAGTGATGGCGTTGCCATGCTCATCATTAGCAATGGTGATGAAGTTGGTGCCGTAGATGCTTTCGAGCACGATGATGCGCTCAACAGTGATGTTAAAGGTGAGCTTGTCACCCACAGCGCCAATGTGCTGGCTGTTAGCTCGTGCAAGCTCAAGACGGTCGATCACCGCAAAGCAAGACTCGACAGCTTCTTGTTGGCGTGCAGTCAGGTTACCCCACTGAGCTAAGTTGTGAGCCATGCTGTGCAAGAAGTCATTTGTGCCTTCGTAAGCCTGTAGACGGGTCACCAAGGCGCTGTTTTGATCACGCCATGCTTGGGTAGCTTCAATGCGTTGTGCGGTACGCTGGAGGCGCTCTGCTTCCATTTGAGCTTTGCGGGACTCACGACGCTTTTGTGCGCCAGCTTGTCTGCGTGCACGAACATGATCGGCACGAACTTTCTCAAAGCCTTCGATACCCCAGCCAGTCTTGGCGACGCAATCGCAACCGACCTTGAACTGGCGTGCGCCAGCGATAGAGCCCTTGATCCAGAATTCCCAACGGATGCCTGTACCGCAGTAATCGCAGACACCGCCAGCCTTTGTGGTGCCATCACCGTTGTCCCATACATTCTCAGTCACATGGGTGCATGAGAAAGGTGCCTTACCGAGTTTTGCTTTTTCAAAAGGATGTGTCATGGTTTGCTCCTAGTTGGGGCCGAAGCCCCGTTTAATTTAACCAACTAACTTCTCTTGAAAAACACGCTTTGCTTCGGTACCTTGACCGACATACTCGTCGGAACCATAAGCAGGATCTACTTCGTCCCAATAAACTGGATCGAGACCTTCTAAACCGTTACCAGATGCCAACACTGCGTTAACACGAGTTGCTAAACGCTCTGCTTTGGCAGAAGCTTCTTCACGCAAATCTGGGAAACATGCATCACCAGTCTCTTCGCAAACGATACGCTCTGTACCGTTGAAGATGGCGATATGACGGAAGCGACGACCTGCTTCGTTCTCCACCAGAACATAATACTGCTCTGCGATGAAGGGATGACCATCGCAAGAATAACCTGCGTTGAACAGATCAGATGCGACATATGCTGTGTAAGTTGCTTTCATTTTCTAACTCCTTGTTAAACCTACCTCGTTGGTAGTGAAGAAAGTATAACTCAAAGTTAGAGTCTGTCAAGGGGTTTAGCAAAAATATTTTCTAGGGACTTTCCCTAATGCAACGGACGGCAGGTGAAATTCGCCCCATCCCCATACTGGGCTTGCAGGATAGCCACCTGAGACATAGCCTTGACCCTTGCCTGCTTGTGCTTCTGCACCAGCTCCTGAATGACCATCTCCATGAATTCGTCTACATCCCCGTTGCTGGCTTCCACCAGAAGCATGGCGACGCACATCAGGCTGGTGGACATGTTGCAGGCGACGCTCAGGGCGACGCTGGTGCCGTCTTTGTCGATGATCTTGGTGATGTATCGCTGTGACAGAGGATCGAGGCGTTCTAGGTACTTCCCGACCTTCTCAATGGCTTCTTTGGTTTCTTTGTCCATCACTGCACCTGCTGGGTTGGTATGCGGTTGCGTATAGCGTCCCCCAGCTTTTCAATGTCGGTGCACTCGTCCGCAAGCTTGGCGCACTCTTCACGCTCAATCATGATGGCACGCTTAGTAGTCTCAATAGCCACCATCATGATCTCTGCCTTAGCCAGAGCCAATGCTTCGTCGAACTCGGATTGTGTGAAAGTCTGTATGTGACCAGCTCCACCGAGGATTGTCTTAGCCAGTTGGCTCAGTTCTTTTTTTTCAGTCATCTCTGTCTTTCGATTGTTGGTATAAGAGAAAGTAAACCCACGCCACCGTGAATGTGACAACGAAACCGATTGTCGAAAAAACGATGATGAACAGGTTAACGATTGTGTCGAGCAGTTCAGCCATGAGCTTCTGCTTCTTCTGGTTTGCGGAAAGGCCAGTGCGTGTTCTCTGCCACATCCTTCCACTTCTTTTGAACCTCAGGTTGTTCGCTTGGTGGGATCCAACCCAGAGCACGCCAGCGTGCGAGTAAATCCGTTTGTGTATCAATCATGTGAGTCTCCCCATAAGATAATTTACGCCCGACTCCGTTACTCTCCAGACCACAGCGTTACGCTTTGATTTGGTCTTGCGACGGTACCCTGAATCCTCCACTAGACCTGCGTCAACCAAAGTAACTCTGCATGGTCGATGTGAGTTCCCAGACATTCCCAGTTTAGTCTGGCATTCCTCATCTGTCATGGGGTTTTGTGCCAACGCTAAAAACACCGCATGCCTGCTATCCCCAAATTTGCTCATAGAAGCGATTGCAGACGCTATGCTGGTATCGCTATGGGATTGGTGTGGGGGAATCGCTGATAAGGGTTTGTGACCCTTTTTGCGCCCCTTCTTGGCGATCTCTCGTTTGATGATCTTGATCGCTGTGTCGGTATCCGCACTCACCCAGTCGTCGGTGAGTGCGTTCAAAACGATTTGTAATTCTGAGAGTGTCATGTCAAAACGAGAAGTCGTAGTACTCGTCACGCTCACCGATGACTAAACCACCACGCTCAGACTTGTTGAGTCGTCCTGTCTCTTGGTTCATGTACATCGCTACCCAGCGTGTGTTTGGTTCCTTCTGCTTGTACAGGTAGGTGGCACCGTTGGGGTTGGGTGTGTATTGGTACTCTTGGCTCTCAGACATGCCGTTGTTGTCAATGCGTTTGACATCGTCTGCTTGCACAGTGATCAGCAATCCCTTACCGACTTTCTTCACCTCGATGATGGTGCCTGCGTGACGGTCAGAGTAGGAGGTCATGGTAGCGCCCATCCCCACTACGGGGGTGGGAGCACCGACCACCATGCGCTCTTGCAATCTGTTGATTAAAGATCCGTACATGGTGGTCTCTCCTTAGAAGTTTAAGATTTCGTTCACGCCAATCAATGCACCGTGGTCATTGATGGAATGTTCGATTTGTTTGATTGATGGGATAGAGCACAAAGAGTAGTCAACGCCCTGTGAGCAGTGACGAGTACCCTCCATCCACTGGAGCTCAACCATGTTGGTACCTTTGAAGATATGGCTGAGGGTTCTTACTTGGGCTCCGAGGAGGTCAGATGTGACCACCAACATGCCCACATACAAAGATTTTTTTGTGATCTTGCGTGTCATGTTGGTTCCCCTTATTTGTTTGGAGTTACACGAATGTCAGCACGACCTTCTTTGCGGAAGGTGTCGAGCACGCTGTCTTGAATGCCGTAAGACACACACAACTTCTTGTAGTCAACAGTACCCTTGACTGCAACCATCTGGATGGTCACTGAGTGCAATTCACCTTGGTGTTCGCCTTCGCCATACTTGTTGGCAATAGCGTCCTTCATTGCTTTGACTTGCTCTGCCAATGCTTTGGCTTGTTGGTCGAGCACATAGAGTGCGTCGATGTCAGATGAGAGAGACTCTACTGTTGCAAGAGCTTGGATAGAGGCTTGTGTTGCTGTGATCATGTTGATCTCCTAAATAAACCTGCGACATTGCAGTGAGGAGAATGATAACTGAAAATTAGAGTCTTGCAAGCCTTTTTTGAAAATATTTGCAATTATTTTCTAGGGACTTACCCTAAGTACTAATCCGTTTAGTAGTACTTATGTTTCTTATGGTCTCATTCAGGGCATCCAACTCGTCCATTTTGGCGATCGCCCACGCTCTTTTATTGCCATGCCAGCCCATGTTTGACCCTTGGTGGCAGGACTTGCATAGCGCCACGACGGTGTAGTGCTTCCCTTGCTTGATGTGGTGGGCATCGCTGGGTGGTGGGGCACCGCAGACGGAGCAGGGTTGCTCCTTGACCAGTTGCACCCACTCTCGCTCGTTCTTGTTGTAGGAACCGTTCACGCTACCGCCCTGTCCATTGTCCTGTTGGATGCCTCCTGAGAGCGCCAGACATCGATTCGAGCTTGTGCTGATACCAACCCCCAGCGGAGCTCCTCTTCACGCTCTACAGCGCCTTCCAGCCCCTTGAGCACCTCAATGTAGGCTGAGTCTGCGTAGGCTTCGATCTCTGCCGCCACTGCGGTCTTGGCTCGTCCCTCAGCCATTGCCTTCTTCATGAGCATTGCCTTCTGTGACTTGCGGTATTCCTCCAAGTACACACGGTGTGCTTTTGCTTCTGCGTATTTGCGACCGTGGGTGTACAGATAATCCACTGCGTCGTTGATGTCCTTCTGGTTCATTGTTCCCTCGCTTTCATCATTTCGTCTGCTACCTTGTAAGCAAAATCTACAAGTTCATCAGTTGGGTATCTGATGCCTGAGTTTTCTGACAACATTCCTTGCATAGCCT